GCGCAAGAGTCAGAAGTTGACACCTGTGCAGGCACGGTGCGAGGCATATATTTTACATTCACTGTACGGTAGTGACCGCCTTGATAACCTTCCTGAATTGCAGAAGGACGATCAGGTGAAGTCACTAACATATTTAAGAAGCCCGGCATTGTTACTTTCTGTCCGGGATAGTTTTGCCCTGCAATAGATTCAAGGTGAAGTAGCAGAGCTTCGCAATATCCATTAGCCATTTTTATAGAGGATAATTAAGAAGTTTAAATTGGAATACTAAGTGTTGGCTTGCGCCCTGCTATTGGTCATCAGACCCTATCACTAATCACGAATTTCAGTTCGATCCTGCACGGAAGTCAGCGAGTGCTTGACTCACTTGACTCTTCGCTGCTGGTGCAATTGGTTTTGTTGGCAGTGGTGTTGGCACTGGCTGACCTGCAACTGGTGCAGGTGCTTGCGCCCCTTTCACCTTCAACAACTTCGCATCGGCAAGTACCGACTCTGTGAAGTTGCGGATGTCGACAGGCTTGTTGTCAATTGTAAATGGAAGATCGGGTGCATCGTTGTTTACGAGCTTGAGTCCAGTCTGATCATAGACATACTTGCCTCCCCTCTCTCTAAGTTTCTTCTCCCACAGATTCCTTGCAGTGGTGATGGTCACGTCACGATCTAAGTCGAGAGCGTAATCATAACCAGTGAACATAGAGTTCAGTTCTTTATCTGTGAGCTGTTGTTGCCATTGTGAGTTCACTGCTTCAATGTCCTTCTTGCGTGAATCCTTCTCGGTGTTCAGCAAGGTTGTCAGTTCATTGATCTTGTCAAGCAGTGCTTTCTTCTCTCCACCTGTTGCGCTGATTGCCTTCTCCCTCGCATCAGAGATGGCTTTCGCAAGAAGACCGATACGATTGTAAGACGATTGCTCGCTCATGATTGATGACTTGATCTCGTCATCGAACTCATACGAGTCAATCACATCTTTGATCTTGAGATCGACAGCGTTCAGTGCAGTAGCAGTGAAGTGCTTCTTGATTGTTGGATTGTACTTCGCCTCGTCTTCAGTCATCAGTTTACCCTGCACGCCTGAGGCGATGCTTGAAGGTACAGCGATAGAAGAGAGTGCAGGATTGGTGACAATCTGCTTTAATTGTTCATCTGCATTGTCCATGCCGATGCGGTCAGCGATGTTCTGAATAAATTCAGCTACGTTCATGTTATTTCTTTTTTGTTGTCATCGTTATTGTCTTCTCCTGAACCTTCAGAAGCTTGACCTCATTGTCCACTGGCACGATCTCACACACGGCATCAACACCATCCTTCATCAGCATGGCTCTCACGTTGACCTCGTTGTCGGCTGGGAATTCAAACCAGTCCTGACCGTACTTTGTGACCTTTAAAAACTTTTGATTCATATATACAAATATACACTATTTTCCTGCGAATTTATCACGCAATTTCTTCGGCACAATGGCTGCGCTGACAGCGTATAACTGATGGTTGCAATTGTACCCACCTCGATTGATGCGGAAGTTGGCAGCGTTCGTTCCGGGTATCATCCCTTGCGGAAGTCCTGTCTTGTCATAGATCGGGACCCTCTCTCCGCAGACATAGCCATCCACGATCTCCTGCAACTGACTGCGATGGATGAAAGGCATACAGCCCTTCTTCGCTTCGATCAGCGCATCACAGATCGGTCGTGATGTGTCTTTGAGTGATCCACTATACTGATACCATTCCAGACCGAGATCGTCAGTCAGGACTGCTGAGTAGTTGGCAGAATACTGATTGAGGGAATCTGTCACGATCTGCTTGGTGTACTTGGCTAACTTACCTTCCCCTGCATCTGTGTCGAGGATGTATTCACGCACCTGCTCGATGAACTCTGCACGGCTTCCTCCTGTGGTCACGTTCTTGACGAGGATGTCACGCACCGGGTCCACGAAGTTTACACCGATTGCATCTTGTCCGAGCTGATCTATCACTGACTCCCGTGCAAGGCTGCTGATCTGCTCCATCACCGAAGGCACTTTGAACTTGCCTACCGTAGCAGTGAAATATTGGTTCTGCAACTTAGTAATCTCGTTGTAGTCTTCCAGCAGAAGATCGAGATCGTCCTGATATCGCTTGTCGAAGATCACTCTGTTGAGTTCATCCTTGATCTTGCTGATGATCTTGATGTTCTTAGTCGTTGGCTTGATCTTACCATCCGCATCTGTGTCGAGGTCAGCAGTCAGGTTCAGCACGACATCATAGGACTGACGCTGGAGTTCTGGCATACGCTCCCCCCACTGAGATACACGCATCTCAATGACCTCTGTCAGTTGCTCAATGATCTCTGCTTGTGTAGCCATTATAATCCAGTATCAGGAGGTGTCGCTGGTAGTCGTGATGGTGTGCGCTCCCTTGCGTATTGCAGCATCTGATTCATCTGCTCCTGATATGTAAGTCCTGCGAAGTTCTCAATCTCATTGATTGCACGACTCACGAACTTGTTGATGTTGGCATGGATGATAAGATCGTCCTGTTCAATCGCTCCGTACATACGTTGAAGACTGATGTTCTCCTCCGGCACTCCTGCGAATGGATCGAGTCTCAACTTCAACACCACCATATCCTTCACGTCACTATCGTTGAACTTCTTCCCGGCAAGCTCAATCTGCGCTGCGTTGATGATCGCAGGATCAACCTTCGCCTGTACCATACTTGTCAACTCATCAACAAGGACCTTGCCACTAAGCATATCATAACGTTCAGGGACTGGTATGTATGGCAACAACTCTCTGATGTCATTGGTCACACCTGAGTATCTCCATGCACAGATGTCATAGATCACCTCGTCCATGATGCGAACGATGTCCTCTGCGATGCTATGGACGAACGAGTACAACTCTTCACGATCTACTTGCTTGGCAACGCCTGATTGAGCAAGTGGACTCTCTGCAAGGAACTCCATGTTGATAGCACTCAGCGCATCGTAGATATGCTGACGGATGCGCTCTTCTTGTATCTTGACAATCTCAGTATCCTTCTGTACATAGCCAATCGGAGGAGTAGGTATCGCTGGCTCTCCTGCTCTGGGTACTGCAAGGATCAAATGCTCGAACGGATTCAATGGCATCAGTCCCTTGCCCGAACAACTTGAACACTTTACGGGTGCTGAATTCTCCTTCGGTATCTCACCGAGTCCCTTGCATCGTCCGCACTGCTGCGGTTGCATCGACCATAGTGTGCTATGAATATGTTGTACCACCTCTGACTGGAGGTCACTGTATTCACGCACAGCCTCATTCATCTTAGGCACGATGCCACTGATGCGAGACTCATACAAAGCACGATGCTCATAGTTCTCAAGCACCATGCCATACGTGTGTCTGCATGGTATGTATCCGAGTGGATTGACCGCCTGAAATACCTCACGTACTTGGTAGTCTTTGACTTCAAATATCTGAATCACATCGGGCTGAATCATCCAATACTTATCCTGATCATGCTCCTTGAGCAGATAGAACATACCCTCCTTGTAATCCAGTACATCAGGTGCGTTGAAGATCATCGGATAGGGTTGGAAGTATTCATTGTCTGGTATCTCCCATCGTGTCGGCAGAGTGAGGATGACAGCGTTCGCATCAATCAGATACTGCTTCATGCACACACCGAACATCCAGTTGGTGATGCTCCCATTGCGAGGAAACTTATACATGAGATACTTCTCAGGTGACTCGTCCTCGCTGATGCGTGGAGGAAGATCACCAGAGAATTGAATCATCCAGTCCTGACTCTTGCGAATCTTCATCAGTGAGTTCTGAATCTTGGTGAACACAGGCTTTGTGATCGGAACGAATATCTTCTTGCGATAGTTCTTTATGTCTTCACTCTCAGCAGGTCTGCGCTGATCAATAAGATCATGTGGATACTCACCATCTGCGTGGACTTCAAGTTCCTCGTATAACTCATACGCATCATCATAGTCTTCGTGCCTGTGCTTCTGCATCAGGTATGGTTCGAGGAAAGAGGGAGATACTATCGGCATTGTCTATATTACTGTACGTTCAGGTAATTGATTCATCTTATGTGTTACCTTCAAGGTCGGCATTTTCATTTTGTACGATGCGTTCTTGGCGAACTCATCATAGATCAGTTGTTGTTGCTTGGGTATCATCTTACCACCTACACTGAAGGCAAGATACTTTCTCTTGATCTCTATCGCTGGCATCGGTCGCTTCATAGCAGGTTGCCAGTAGGTAGGTTGATAAGGCAGTGCATGAGGCTTGTGATCCGCTTCGATCAGCGCAAGGTTGAAGAACGGTTCATCAGGCTTATCCCCTGCGAAGCTCCGTGTCGTTAGCTTGCCCTCATCGTAGTGCTTCCGTGCTGATACAAAGATACGATCAGAGAGCGGGCATCGCTTCCAGTATATCCACTCACTGCTCAGATCGAACCACTGCTTGACATCACCGTATGACTGCTTGAGCATATCGGGATTCACCCATTCAGAGATGCCCTTGTCCGGGTCATTACTCCCACGATTCGCCATCGTCCATCTCACGTTTCTCATGCTCTCCCAGAACGAAGGCATATCAGCGAGCTGACTAAAGATCATGTCAGCATCCACGAACAGCGTCTCTTCAAATGGTGTGAGATCGTTCAGGTAGAACTTGCACACAAGCGGAAGCTTCTTCTCTCCCCTGCACCATTGCGATTCCTCTGGTGTGATGATGTGATCGAATACCATGCGCTGCGCCTGACTCAGGTGAGCGATCCCTGCATCATCAGCGATCACCGCCACTGGCAAGGTAGGATCATTCGCCTTGATCGAGAGGGCAAGGTTGTAAGCATAGCGTCCGTATAGTGCATGCTTCAGTGCGATGGTTATGATTCCTCTTAGCATGACTTGTTGTATAGCGTTGGCTCAGTCACCATCTGCAAGGTGACACGACTCTGTGCAAGATTGTACTTTCCATTCTCGCCCCACTCAGGCTCATAGTCTTCAGCAAGACAAAAGAAGTTCACATTGTCAATCGTCAACGTATCGCAGAGCATCTGCAATCTGATGATGTCGTGTGTGACTTCATCCACATAGTCGAACCACGCTTGTCTCTGTTTGCTTGACTGTGCATAGGAGCGTGTTCTGTTTCCGTTGCTGTATAAGTATTCATTCACCACAGCTGGATAAATAGGATTGAATTGCAGAATCCTCAGTCGTTGTCCGAGAGTGAACTGTGTTGATGTGCTTGGATCAGAGAAGAAGAAGCCGAAAGCATAGCCATCATTACTACCTTCCACCCATCGAGAGCAATCCCATCCAAGCACATTGTAGTTGATGAAGTTCGTGCTTGTGTATTGTCCAAGCACTTCCCCACAACAATCTTGTATCTGCACCTTATAGCATCCGCTTGTCAGTGAGATGTCATCTTCATCAGTAGGATCACGCAATTGGTTGAGATTAAAACACCAGATGATTCTGTCTTGATAGAATGTGACAGGATGCGTCAGATCGGTAGAATCATACCACTTAGTAAGTGCATTGTCTTCTAAATCTAAAATGCGAAATTGTTGATCATAGCAAGCAATCAACACATCAATCACCACAACACCATCAAACATTGCATCGGCTTCAAGACATAGTTGCTCACTTGCTGGGGTGTGCGTGTAATAAACTACATAACTACCATTCTGCGCTTGCGTGTCGATTATTGTCGCACTCGTATCTGTTGTCAATGTCAGACTTCCATTCGTCTGATCTGTGATTGTATATCTGATGATGTAAGTCTGTCCTGTGGCTAATCCAAAAGTCTGACTGCATATATTGCTGAATGCTGCGTTCGGTATCGCTTGATAACCATTCACGCTCTCAACATATCTCCAATTCTTCGTGTCAACATCACCGAGATCATAACAGTATTGTGCGCCCAATGCGCCAGCTATCTCTACTGCCTTGATGTCTTTGATTGTAAAGATTGACCCGGCACTGTTTGCAAACACGCAAAAGTCTGATCCTAATGAAGTGTCAATGAAGAATGTGAATCTGTTATCTATATTCTTAACTGATGCTGTGGTAAGAACAACTGTATTCAGATTCAATGTAGCTGCATCACCAATGCCAATCTGAACATCTCCACTCTGTATATCCAGATCAAAACTAACAAGCCAATATCCTCCTGTTGCAGCAATCGTTTGATAGAATCCTGCATACTGAGTTCCATCGCACGTAGCCCCTGCGCTGCTGATTGTGAAGTGAGGGAATCCCGGATCAGGAGTAGGAGGAGTATTGTCGAATAGCACACTCGTCCATCCTGTGAAGTCAACAGTCAGTGATCCATTCGTCAACTGATTTGGTATTGCTCCAATGTTAGTATCACAAGTTGACTCACATCCTTCGTTAATCACCTGCACGCACATCTCATCGTTCTGTTGCATCAGTGGAGCATAGGCTCTCTGATCTTTATTCAAACACGGCTGTGCAGGAAAGTCACTTGCCTCAAATAATATTGGTTGATTGGGTATAAAACTAACTGCCATACTGAGATGCTTTAGATGTCTGCAATGTGATGTCTGCAAGACCAGTTGTGTGATTGTACTTTAATTCTTGAATCCATCCGAATCGAGGGTCCTGACCATTCATGCCGAAGGTAAATCGACCAACAGGATTCGCAAGGATAGCATCGAAGTCTGTCTGCGTCATTGGATAAGTGAACTTGTGAAGTTGCACTCTTATGTTTCGTTGATCCACATTTACAAATATACCACCATAATTGTTCGCAGTCGTACATTCAAAGTAAGTATTGTCAATGCCTCCGATGATCGTTCCCCTGTTCGATCCTAACACACTACCGATAGGATAGGGTGGACCGAAAGGATATGCAGTAGTCGCAGGATCATATTTCACTTGCATATCAATGTAATCTCCCTGCGTCATTGCTATCGATGTAGGTGCGATGATGCCGTTAATTGTCACACCCAGAATTGTATTCGGTCCGATGTACATCACCTGATTGTTGATGGTCGGGAATGTTGGATTCGGTGTGATGTATGGATTCGTAGGATTCAAGATCGGATCGTACATCTGATATATCTGTATGACATTGCCAACAGCATCACGATGCACGCACCAGAACTGATAGTATCCTTTACCATTCAATGTACCTGCCTGACACTGTATCCTGATCTGTGCTTTGAAATTATACACGCCAGTCTCCAATGCTGTGTACCTGCACAAGACAGGATCGTAGTAGTTTCCGAAGTCAAAGCTTTCAGTCGTGTTAAACTGAGTAGTAGTGACAGGAGTCAGATAGTTCGGTGTTCCACTACACGCAAGATTAGTGGCTCTGTAAGCGAGCGCACGCCCATCTTGCGTCTCTACGAAGAACGCTGCAAGACTATCGCTCAAGTCCTCAATGTATCTATCTGCAATATTCTGATTGTTCAACTCCTCATTGTAGAAGAATCGTGCAGGATTAGATCCTATGAAATTCGTGTTCGTTGTCCTTCCTGATGTCGCATTTGTCAAAATCGAATCAATGAGGAATATATTGTTGTCATAGCCCTGATCACCGAAGTCAACAAGACGCTGGATGATGTTACTCGATGTGATCCAGTCGCACGTGAGATCAAGAGTCTGATCAAGGTTGCACGTGCCTAAGATGTGGAACTCTTCTTGCTTAAATCCATAGAAGTTGATCGTCTCAGGAAAGTCCGTGAAGGTATCATCGACAGGACTGCCGAAACGCACCACCGCATAGAGTTTATCCTGATCGTAACTGCTAACGATCTCCTCGATGTCATTAGCTGAATATACGATGTTCGCATTGTTCAGATAGTCAATGCTCTCGATTCTCACCACTGGTGATCCATAAGGATCATCAATGAGTAAGACAATCGGAATCCGCTTGTTGATCTCATTGAACAGATCATTGAAACTGAATGGCTCCCATCTTCCTACCAGAATACTTGGAGTAACGCCACGTAATCGCTCCCCTGTGGTGATGCACAGCCCTTCCCATTGTCCATTGATGCCGAAAAGACTTGAAGAGAAACCTACCTTGTTGTCACTCATAAACGAGATATAATACTTGAACGCTTCAAACACCCTGCAACAATCAACTGTGTACTTGAGTACATTGTTCAACACACGATGTACGTCAAGTTCATATACTACCGGAGCAGTGATCTGTGCAAGGTTCTTCGTGAAGTCCGCATCGAGAGCAGTATCTATATTCTTGTTGTTGTTTATACGACTGAAAAAACTCATGTCGTTGACCTTGCAATTCGCAATACAAGTGCGCTCGTTGATCTCGACATCTACGATAAACAGTGTGCCTTTGAAGATCAGTTGCTCCTGACCATCGCATTCTTTCAAGATTGAAACAACGATCTCCTCGCAGAAAGTATCACCATCAACGATCGCTTTGATATAAGCGAATCCACTACCATCGAACTCCAGAGTATATTCTTGAAACAACAAGAACAGATTCTGATCCTTGTCACGCCTCAATGTAGATGTGATCTCCTGCCAGTTAAGAGCAGGATCGACATAGTTACCATCGAACATGAACTTCATCATAGCATCTGCCTCCTGTTAATGCGTCCTGCCAGTTCACTCGCAATCGCCTTACCTACGATCTGTGCATTCTCAATCTGCACTCCCTTGTTACGACTCATTGCCTTGCTCAATGCGTATGTGTCAACCTTCGCAGTCACCGTATCTCGTCCGATACTACCACGCCCTGCAAGACGATTCAACACATAAGCATTGATATCTGATGGACTGATCTGCTTCTCGTAGATCGCCTTGAGTGTAGGATGGTATGACCTGTTGCGATCGGCAGGAATCACGGCTTCACCCGGATGCAACATTGCAAGACTGCCACCATCAGCATCGAGGTTGCCACCGCCTACGTTGAGAGTACCCTGCTTGAATCTTGGTACTGGAGTAGCAATGATCTTTGCAAGGTTCAACCCTCCTACTGCTGCTGCTAATGCTAACGCTGCTGGAGGATTCGGTGTTGTGAGTGCTTTGACTAACGCCTCTGTGAATGCCAATGTAGCTGCGAAGACTGCGAACTCTTTCTCCTGCTTGGCTGCGTCATTCTTGATCTTCCTGAGTTTTGCCTGATATTCTTCTTCGGAGATTAGACCTTGCTCCTTCTGCTCTTCAATATCATTTATCTGTGCTTGCCTTGATGCTTTGCTTAAATCTTGAATGAAGTCAAATGATGCTTGTGCTAATCCAATTGCAATCTCTTGTCTGCGCTCTTGCGCTGCAATCTCTTCTTGAAATAATTCTGTTGATGTTTGAGCAATAAATCGTCTGTTCTCAATGATGTCAGCAGTAACCTTATCATCTGCAAGACCTTTCTCTTCAATAAACTTTATCTCTTCTTCATTGCTTTTCTTTGTTTCTTCTTGAGTCTTTTTTTGCTTCTTAGAATTCTCTTCTGCTTTCTTTGATCTCAACTCTTCAAGTTGTATGAGCAGATTAAACTCTTTATTGATCCTTGCAATATCGACTATTGAACCACCAGCCTCTGCAAGAGCTTTTGCTCTTCGTTGTTCAATCTCAAGAATCTTAGCCTGTAGTGGTGTGATCTCACCTTTCAGTAAAGCAATCTCTGTTCTTGTGTCTGTAATTCTTCCCTCTCTCGCATCACTTGCTTCCTGATACTTGCGAATTAATTCATCCTGCGCTTCTATCTCTTCCTTCGTTGCTTCTGTACTTTCTTCTGTGCTGTTCTTTAAAAGTATATATGCACCAGCTAATGAAGCTACTGCTACTGCTACTAATCCGACAGGATTCGATGCAAGTGCTGCTGTGAATGATCGTGTCGCTGTTGCTGCTCCTGCTGTTGCTACTGATCCTGCTGTCGTTGCTGTGGTCAATGCGCCTTGTGCAGCAGTCGTTAATCCAAGCACTATCTTAACATCCTGATATGCTTCCTTCAGTCCTTTGATTGACTGTATCCCCTGCACTACATTTAATGCACCTTGCAACTTCTGTGCAATCTCCTGTACTCTTTCGTTCTCAGCACCGAAGGCTTGCAATGCTCCGGTTGCTACTTGGAACGATCCGACAATACCCTGAC